GCTGAACCTGATCCTGCAGTAATACCTAAATCTAATGTTTGGTTTGTGTTATTAGTAAAACGACCAACGATACCTGATGACGAATTAGATACTGTAAATTTTTCTAAACTACTGGTAATTCCTATACCCACGTTCTCACTAGAGTCTATAGTAATCGCAGTAGCGTTTGATCCATCTACAATTCCTGGTGTGCTTGATAGTTCTACTGGTACTTTCGTTGTCATATTATGCGTCCTCTAGTGTTTTAAGTCTTGCTTCAAGTGCATCGTTCTTAGCACTTAGTTCTTGGATTGCTTTTACTAATACTGGAGTTAGTTTTAAATAATCTAACCAGTAATCTGAGTTAGTATCGCCTTCAGAAGGTTTATGTTGTAATAGATATGTACTGTTTTTTTCTACACCAACTTCTTCTAAAGATTTTTCAAATTCTTGTGCTATAAGACCAAAAGATTTAGGTGAACCTTCATCGTCTAAAATATGACGATATTCTGTAGGATTTAATTTTTTTATTAAATTTAATCCAAGATCTAATGACTTAATATCTTTTTTTACTTTTTCATCAGAAAAAATTGAATTTGAAGCAGTACCCATTGTTTGTTTTAGAGTGCTATCTTTAAATATTTCAAATACTTCTCCGTCACTTGAAGTTCTTACTAATTCTAGAGCTTTATCGCCAGAACGAGTATGTCTAGCAAACCCACTAGGATGTTGTTCGTGTCCTGCAGTAGTACGACCTGTAGCAGTTGCACCTACAAGTAATACTCCATCTGCGTTCATTCTCATACCCTCTACACCATTACGAGTAATAGCTGTAACACCGCCTGATGGGAAAAATAAACCTGTATTTGAATCTGTACCTCTAACAGAAGGAGCAGATGCACTACCAGCCCCTGCTTCCAACACTCCTGTAAGTAGGGCGTCTTTGAATCTATATACAGTTCCACCATCATCGTAACCAAGGTCAATAGTACCGCTTGAATCTGAACCATTTAATCTTGGTATAAGACTACTTGCTTGGAATCGGATACCTGAATGACCAGAAGGGCCATTAATATTTAAATCACTACCAGCAGTACCAATACTTCCTACAGTTGAGCCGTCTTTGCGGAATAAAACTAAATCGCCATCCGATGATAGCCTATTCAATAATAAAGGTTGACCACCATCTCTTGTAATTGCTGTATTACCAGTTTGGCTTGTTTCAAAACCTACATTACTACTAGATGAAGAAGTCTTAGCTATCATAACGTTCAAATCTTCATCAATAACAATAGCTGGTGTAGTTCCTACTGCTGAGCCTTTACCTATTACCAGATCATCGGCAGAATCATCAAGACCAATATAATAGTCTTGAGCGTTGCCATCAAAAACGATTTTAGTATCTTCTGCACCTGCGTCTCCTATTATTAGTGCTGGAGCTGTACCTTTAAATTTAATCTCTGTATTAGAAGCACCTTCAGCTATGGTTAATACTTCTGTACCTGCTATATCAAAAGCAATAGTATCAGAATCTGATGATTTCTCTACAGAAACTTTTGTATCTGAATCTGCATCAAGTAATTGATTAGCTGTAGTACTAGAAGTGTTTGTATTAGTAATAGCTTCTACTAAGACATCATCAGGAGGTGCAGTACTAAATGTAAGTGTAGTACCACTAATTGCGTAGTTAGACTTTGATTGGTAAACTCCATCGAAGAAAACCTGAACATTATTTTCGTGTACAGGTGCTACACTAAGAGTTAAAGTAGTATCAGAACCATCACCTGTCATAGTGTTAATAGTGTTATTAGATCCACCTACAGTTGTTGTGCTATGATACGCTGTAATAACTCTACCGTTTGCAGGAGCTGTAGCAAATGTTAAAGTAGTTCCTGAAACTGAGTAAGTATCGTGTGCTTGGAATACACCGTCTATAAAGACCATTAAGTTTTGTTCAGTATCAGGAGCAGTACTTAGTGTAAAAGTCGTGTCTGAACCATCGCCTGCGTAGATGTTGGTATCCATATTAGTACCACCACCACCTCCTGCGATCGATCCCCATTCATCTGTATACCCTTCGAATTTACTTGTTGTACTGTTGTATCTAAAGTAACCTGCTGCTGGACTTCCCGGACGTTGTGCTGTTGTACCTACTGGCATATGAACAGCATCTGTATTAGCCCCTAAATCTAACGAGACATCAGGAGATGCTTGGTTTATTCCAACTCGATTAGCACTTACGTCTGCAAATAAAAGACCACTATCTACATTTACATCACCTGCAAAAGTAGCTGTTCCTGTAACTGCAGGAGCTGTTAAAGTCTTATTGGTTAAAGTATCTGTTGTTGTTTTACCAACTAAAGTATCTGTTGTAGCAGGAAGTGTAAGAGTAATATTACCACTAAATGCTGAGTGTGCAGGTGCTTGTAGTCTTGCATAGTGAGCATTACTAGACTCACAATAGAAGTCTACATAAGACTGCGAACCACCATTTTTAATAGCAATAGCACCCTGAGAAATCTGTACTCCGTTTGTAGAACCTCCACCTACTCCAAGAGAAGTTGTAATCTGTGTAGCTGCAGGTAAACCTACTGTAACTGTTCCTGAACTTTCTCCTACTTCTACTTCGTTACTTGTACCAGAGAAAGTAATTGTTCCTCCTAGTGAAGTTGCAGTAGAGTTACTACCATCAGATACAGTAATTGCAGAGTTTGCAAGCTTCGCGTTAGCAATAGATCCTGCCAACATTGCATTAGTTATAGCACCTGATCCAATTACAAAGTCTAAAGTACCATCTCCGTCTTCATAAGAAACTCCAATACCTGTTTCAGTATTGCTAGATACCATAGCACCAACAGTATCCTGTATAACTTCTGATAGATCTATGTTTGCAGTTCCATCAAAACTTACACCGTGTATTGTACGAGCTGTAGCTAGAGCAGTTGCTGTTCCAGCTAAACCTGTAGTATCTTGGTTAAGTGTTCCAACTGTAAAGTCTAAAGTGCCGTCTGAGTCCTCATACGCGACTGTAATACCTGATTCAGTATTTGAAGATACCATAGCTCCTACAGTATCTTGAATGACCTCTGAAAGATCTATATTAGCTGTACCATCAAAAGATACACCGTGAATCGTTCTTGCTGTTTCTAGAGCTGTTGCAGTTGCTGCGTTACCTGTTGTATCTGCTGATCCAGTAAATACAAAGTCTAAAGTATTATCTGAATCATTATAAGTAACTGTTACTCCTGTCTCTGTGTTTCCAGAAACCATTGCACCTACAGTATCACTAATAGTTTCTGCAAGTGTTACACCTGCTATAGTAATTGCATCAGCTTCAAGAGTACCATCAATATCTGCATCTCCACTAATGTCTAATGTAGCTGCATCAAGCTCTCCAGAGATTGTAATGTTTCGACCACCAGTTATATCTTTGTTAGAATCTGTAATGATTGCTTTACTTGCAATAACTGTACCGTTTGTAATACCATCTATAAGGTTTAAATCTGTTGCAGAAGCTGTAACACCATCTAGTATATTCAGTTCTGCTGCTGTACTTGTAACTCCATCAAGAATATTAAGCTCTGCTGCAGTACTTGTAACACCGTCTAATATGTTTAGTTCGGCTGCTGTAGAAGTTACTGCTGTACCATTTATAGATAACGCATCTGTTTCTAATGTACCGTCTATGTCAGCATCGCCTGATACATCTAAAGAACCTGCATCAAGTTCGCCTGTAAGAGTAATATTTCTAAAGCTACCAATGTCTTTGTTACTGTCTACTACAACAGCTTTTGAAGCTGCTACAGTTCCTGCAGTAACTCCATCAATAGTTTCTAGTTCTGCTTCTGATATATCTGCACTACCTATTACAAAACTTGTACCTGTAATAGCTGTACCTGTAATTGTTGTACCTGTGATAGCTGCAGCACTTGATCCACCTATTACTGCTCCATCAACTGTACCACCGTTTATGTCTGCTGTATCGGCTACTAAAGCATCTGTAGTAACTGTACCATCAAAGTAAGCATCTTTAAACTCTAAAGAACTTGTACCTAGATCTATATCGTTATCTGTAACAGGAACAATAGCTCCATCTTGTATTCTTATTTGTTCTACTGCAGCACTAGATACTTCTACAAAGACTCCCCATCTATTGTTAGTACTATCAACTACAATCTTATTTAGAAAATCTAAGTCTCCTATTTGAGGTATGTTACCACCTTGTCCTGCAGTACCATCGTGTCTGTGTCCTGTAGATGATGCACTACTTGAAGAGTAACTAAAAGCGTTTAAGAGTTGATTGTATTCGTTGTTAAAAAGCGCAGCAGTTATTGTATCCCCATCTGCTAACGAACTTTGTCTGGTATATGCTTGAGCCATAGTTTAATTCTACCTTATTATTATTGTCTTCCCGATGGTCTGTAGTTTATATATAATCCATTTATAGTATATGGAGCTTTTACATCATTACTAAAAATATTAAAAAAGTTACTGTGACCACTCCCTATCAATGTATTTCTTACTAATGGTTGTTCTGGCGCACCAAATATACTTGTACCAAAAAGTGTTCCTGAGTCTCCAAATATTGAAGGTGCTTGTGCGTTAATAGTTAAATCTGCTGGTTGAGGTCTATCTGCACTATCGTAATCAAATCTAACTTTAAGTTTAGGTTCAATAGTTCCTTCTGGAAACAAAGATACTTTAACGTGATCTAAAGTCTTTAAAGTTCCAAAGTCTCCATAATCAAAATCAGGTGATTGGTATCTAGCGTGTATGTTTGTTTCACTTCCTGCAGGATTAAAACTATTTCCTGTATCGTGATTATAAACATATCCATCTCTATCACCGTGAAAAGCTTTTTCTATATCTGAAGCGTTAAAACCAGAAGTAACAGCAGGAGCTTGTATACCTTCTATTTCAGACCATTCAAAACCTCTTGATGTTAATGTTCCGATAATACCTTTAGAACTAGCAGTAGACGCTGTAGAAGAACTGTAATACATTCTGTATTGAGACTTATCTCTAATTACTACACTACTGTATTCTTGAACTATAGTACTGTCAAAAATACTATTTAGAATAGGCTGAATAGATTTACTAATAGTTCCTAACTCTACGTCACCAATTCTTGCTGTACCTGCAACTGTACGGAAACCATCAGGTGCTAAGAAAATCAAGTCACCTGCAAATTCCTGTATAGTCTTACCGTCTACACAACCTACGTTCTTTGTAACTGGTACTATAGCTATCGTGCTTGCATTATTTATATTCTGTAATTTATAAATCGAGTTTCTACAAAATATAAATAGTTCATCACGGAAAGATTTAAGTCCTACTACTTGATCATCTAATACAATACTACCTGATCCTGAACTTGTAAAATCATCTATGTCACTTGTACCACTATAAAATATTGTGTTCTTTGCTGTAGCTGCACCTGCAACTACTAAGTGTTTATCGTGTATTACACAAAACTTTGGAAAGTGTGTTCCACTTACTGTAATCTCTTTTGCAAAAAATGTTCTGTTTGTTATATCAGAATCTGTACCTGTCATTTTAAAATAGAAAGGTTTTGCTCCAGAACTTTCATCAGTAATAATTAACTCACCATACTCTGTATCGCCTTCAAAGATTGCAAAGTGTGCTTTGCTCTGTGAAGTTCTTGCAGAAGCACTACGACCTGTAAAAGCAGTATGGTTATCTCCACTACCTGAAACACTAGCTTTATTAATCTGTAACCAACTATTTCCTGTTTGACTAAAATATATGTTAGTACCTGAACAGGCCACTACTCCATCTGCATATACTTTTAAACCTAATATATCGTTACTGCTATTTGGTCTTGTACCGTTTCCAAACTGACTGTAACCATTTATACGTCTGTACCCACCTTTTGTCGATACTTCAAAATTTGTTAATGTTGTAGCTTTTCCTGGAGTCTTTAAAAGTTCTAATGCGTTGCTG